TTTATCTGCTCTACGCAGCTTATGGCCCTGTCTTACCAATGTTTCACCGACTGTAGGCCCTGTCGTTCCTGTTCTAGCCCAAGCTGCTGTATCTAGTACACCTTGAACTGAAAAAGGATCTTCTACTTCCATTTCTGTAATTTTGTATCCTAAGTCTTCGCCTGTTAAACCTTTTTGATACAATTCTCTATAAACAATAAGAGTACCGTCACTTGGATCTATTGTAGCCCATATACAGGCTGACTCACTGGCGTAACCATAATCCACTCCTTTAACTCTATCCCAGTGAATCGGGATTTGGAATGGAGGTACTACATGAACATTTATATCAAATTCGGTAAAAGCCGCCCCCTCGTTAACGTCCCAATTACCTTCTAATAGCTGCTTGCGTTGCGTAGGGGGCAAAGCTTTAAGCATTTGTTCGTAGCGCCCATCCTTTGCTAAAAAAGGATTATCTTCTAAACGAGCAGGTATAAACTTTCTTGTAAGACCATCTTTACCTAAAAAACTTGTGTACGGTTCAGATGGTAATATGTATCTATTTTTAACCCAATGAGCACCAATGCCTCCGGGGTTAGCAGTGCAACGCATGTAAGGCGTTATTTCACTGTCTGTTGTTCTTAGTCGTGAAGCTAAGTAGTTCCAAGAGAACTCTGTGGGTAGGTGAGTAATCTCATCAAAACCTATCCAACTATATGCTTGTCCCTGATAACGGTATACGTCTGCATCACGCTCCAAGAAACCAAACTCTATCTTAGCCCCTGAAGGAAAGTTCCAAAGCTTTTCTACTTCACGGTATTTACAACCGGGGAAAGCTTTAGGGTATAACTCCCTTGACTTGTCTATAAGCTCTCGTAGCTCTGGCATAGACCGTCTTAGTATTAACGCCCTGTGTGCGGCTCTGTGAGCGTATCTAAGAGGATCTACGAGCATTGCATAGCTCTTACCACCCCCTGCTGCTCCACCGTACAGAACGTCTAATTCGCTCGAAGCTAGAAAGTCTTCTTGTGGCCCTTCGTTAGCTTTAAAAACTATGTTGTCTTGGTTTTCTTCTAGATGTTTTTTTACATTATCTGGTAGTGTATCTAAATCATCTTCTTCAACAAGTTGATTATTACTACGTGCGTCTAGCTTTTTAAATATTTCTTGTTTCTTACTAAGTGTTTTTCTTTTGTCAGTAATCTGTTTACTTAAAGAATTTATCTTATTTTGCGTAGTCTTAACAGATCTCCTCGCAGAGATTTTAGCTTTCTGTTCAGAGTGGTAGTTATAACCTTTCGGTTTAGTACCTAACTTACGCCCTGATATTTTCTTTGGTGTACCATCTACTTTTAAAACAAAAGAACCATCTTCATTCTTTAAGTATTTTTCAGGATGGATTAGCCAATCTTTCGTCTCTTCGACCATAAAGTTTATCTACGTGTTTTTGTAATCCTCGTGCTGACATAGTACGGTTTGTCTTATGTTCCAGCCATTCTGAAGCAAGTCTAAGACTTAACTCTTCATTAGCAACCATTTTAGAAATAAAATCTAAAGATTCTAATTCAGAATCTACAGGCTTTAACCAACCACTAATGTCTGATATACGATAACCAAAAGGTATTGTGGACGTTACACGTTTAATATACTTTTCAGGAATAGGTGAAACATCTTCGTTAAGCTTCATCAAAATCACCTTCTAGAATAACTGATTCTTTTTTAGGTAAAATAAATAAACCACCTGATATATTGTGGTCTACACTAACTTTTTCTGTCTTTGTAACACCTACTCTATCTAAAATAGTCTGAGCAGCTTGTAACTTTGAACTAACTTGTGGGAAAGGTCTATCACTCTGCATTATTTCCACAAGCTTAAACGCAGCTTTTGGAGCGTTGTGAGCTAACAGGTTCTGGGCTAAATCCACTAATTCGTCTTTTAAGCTTTGAATTACTTGATAGTGATTGCTCTTGTATCCTGCTAATTCCGCAGATTGTTTAAGATCACCTCCCGTTGAAACAACATGATCTAAGAAAGACTGTTGCATTTCAGTTAGTTTTTTACTACTACTTTTTCTTTCAATAGAATAATTCATATCCCTGTATTATAGGGTTGTATTAAGGTTTTGTCAAGTACTATATGAAAGTATTAAAATATCTTGACAAACTAGAGTTTCAACTGTATACTAAAGCAGTCCTTGTCCAAGGTTTGCATAGTAAATAGAGATACTGTTTATAGTGCTGTAAAACCTCTCCTTATTTCCAAACCTTCCTAGTTTCTAAGTAAAGACTTTATAGTTCCGCTTGTCTGGTACACTTACCTAATTTTGTAGAAATGTATGTGATTGCTATATATACCCCGGTAGGGGGGGTGGTGTCCTGCCCAGGTGTGTAGATCCATGAGATTGTATAGTCTAGATAGCTTAGCAGTCTAATAGACCTAGCAGACTGGTAAAGTCTATACTAACTAGGCAGCTAGACTGTCTAGATAGTATGGTTTAGGTAGACTGTCTAGTTTACAAAGTCTGTATAGAGTGTAGGGTGAGGATATTAATACTGGTTAGGCAAACTACTAAATCGAGTAGCTTCATTGACTTAGCACGTTAAACCGACGAAGCAGCAAGCTTTTACATTGTCAGTCAAAAAAGCGTAGACTCCTTAGTTTTAAGAAGATTTAAAAATTTATTTAACTCTCTTTCTTGAGAGTCAAATAAACTCTCAAATCTTTTAATCTTAAAACTAAGGAGTCTACTATGACTAACAATGTAAAAGCTTCAACAACCGCTACTTCATCAGTCCAACGTGCAACAGCAAGTCAATGTGGCGCTATAGCTTCTCGATTTAGCTGTCTGCCTAACTTGGAGCCTATTGCTAGAGAGGCTTGGGCTGCTAAGAAGGATGCTGATCCACAAGCTTGTATGAATGGCAAGCTTTATGCTTTGATCAAAGACTTCTTTGAGTCTTGGGCCAAGGCAGATGATGAGACTGCTGCTCTAACGAACAGTTTAGTTCAGCAGTTCTTAGGCTCAGCTGAAGGTCAGATGAACCAGATAGTCTCATTAGATGAGATTGTCCCCGGACTTCATCAGTACTTCATTGAAGAAGCTGCTAAGAAGAACATTGATATGTCTTCAGCAGCTTATGTTAAACAAGATCGTTATGCCACAAAGGCAGACGCTCGGCCAGTGACTGAGGTGTTAGCTAGTTTCTTAGCAACTCTGAAGGGCTAGGTAGGTCAAGAGAGCTGGGCAGTCTATTAGGCTGCTCAGCTTTTTTTTTAAAACTAGGTTTCTAGATATACTATTGTTGGAGATAATATGAATAATTTTTTAGAAGTAAACAAAGATCCTTGTAATATTATAAATAATATAGATGAAAAGATAGCAGCATTGAGCAAAGCTCAACATTGTATATCTTCTTTAAAGACTATTAGTCCTGATTGTATAGAGGATAGATACAGATCAATGCTATCAGAGCTGATATTAGATCTATATGATCATAGAGATCAGCATTTACTTTAGTATTAGAAAGACCTGAACATGTCTGTAAACTGTTCAGTTTTTTTAAAAATAAGTTTCTAGATATACTATTGTTGGAGATATATAAGTATGAATATCATGATAGATCTTGACAAAGAAATAATTTATTTACATGAACACATAGAAGGATTAGAAGGTTTAATAAATAGTTTGTTTACTGAAATTGAAAGACTAAATCAAGAGGTAGAATGAAACAGTTTTAAAATATGTTTCTAGATATACTATTGTTGGAGCAAGATAGGTATCAAAAAAATTAAACCCCTCACCCTTACGGGCTTCAATTTTTTTTTAAACTACAGGAGATGATATGACAATAGGAACAAGAACTTTTGTACATAACGCAGTTAGCGTTACTTTAAAAAAGTGTCCTAAGAGAGAAGGCTCTGAGTCTGATCCAAACTGGGATGTAATTATTACAGATGATAAAGGAGATAAAGTTATTATATATTGTTTTGGTTATGGTAAAGAAATTAAATTTATAGAAGATTTATCAGGAGAATAAAATGTATTATGCAAGACGAGCTTACTCAGTATCTAATATCTGGACATTATCTGATACTATTCAAGGGTTTACTAAACATTTCACAAGAGGAGATAACATTGTTATAACAAATAAAAATCCTAATAATGATGTAATTGCAAAACATTATAAGGTTAAAGAAACTAAGGTAGTTCGTAATAAAAAAATAAAAGATCAAAATTTAGAAGTTTATAAACTTATAAATAAAGTTTGGGTTAGCTCTAATGCAACTGTAACAGGAACTAAATAATGAAATCTATAAAAGGAAATAACATGAGCATTTTAAAATTAAAAGTAATTACTAATCGTCCAGCACCTAAAAGAAATACTCAGCCAGCATCAAACTGGAGAGAGTTACTAGCACCTATGAAACGTGGTCATTGGTTTGAAGTTAAATGTAAAACTGGTGATAAAATGTACAATCGAGTAGGTGCAGCAGCTAATGTTTATTGTAAAGGTCGCTATACTTTTTATAAAGTATCAGAAAATCGTTACATTTTTGAAATTAACAAAGGATAATAATATGTATTATGCAACTAAAGCTAAAGCAAACATTGAAATGTGGTGGATGAGTAAAACTTTAAAAGGTTTTCTTAGAAACTTTAAAGAAAAAGATCAGATTCTTGTTTGTAAAACTAAGCCTTCAGAAGCTATGTATGGTTACTATTATAAAATAGTAGACGGAAAAGTTAAGCGTCATCCAAACAAAGCAGTCAATGTAATGTGGTTAGCAAGGGAAGTAGGCTTATGAAATTCGTATACATAGCTGTTAATTTGTATAGCTCAGACTCTAGAATATGGGAGTCGTTAGAAGTCTATGACACTCAGCAAAAAGCTTTAGATAGTTTAGAGTCTAATAAAAAAAACATAGACTTGATTAGTAGCAAGCTATCTATTAAGAAGGTGCAATAAATAAGTGTGAACTAGTCATTGACTTTACTACTAAAATATGCTAAAATATTTTAGTAGTTTTACTTTACTGAAGTATCTTTAAAACGTTATTGCTACTAATTGCTATGATTTAAAGGTACTTCTTTTAATTTTAAACTTTAATGGAGTGTTACAATGGGTTCTTTAAATAATATATTAGTAGAACTAGAAGAGTTAGATGAAATATCAGAGCTGAGTTATTTAGAAGAAAAGTTACATGAAGTTATAGTTGCTGTTGAATTATTAGATAGTAAGTTAGATATGTTAACTTACATTAGTTCAACACCTGCTATTACAAAATCTTTATTAAAATATTTAGAGCGAAGAGCTATGTATGCTGAAGAGCCTAGTAGAACTATGTATTATAATAATTTAATAACTTCAGTTATACTTTCATTTGGTAGGTTTAAAATGAATGAAGAAGAATCTAAGAAACGAATAGCAATATATAATGAGGAGGATAAAATTAAAAATGAAACCAACAATTGAACCAAGTTTGTCTTATGAAGAGAAGATTACCTTTCTTAGAAATAAGTTAAGAGATCACGCTAATCCTAAAGACTTAGGATGGACTACAGTTAGCCAGCTACTAGGTTTATCTAGTGGAAGCAAACTAAAGAAGCGGTTAGTAAATGGGTTGCATAAAAGAGAGTGGGACTTAGCAGCCGAAGGACTCATAAGACATGTACAGTATCAAGATAAACTTGATAAGTTTAGTTATACCATTAAGTAACTTCGTGTTTAAAACCCCTCAATCCTGTGGGGTTTCACTCACTCAACTAGAAAATAAAGGAAATATAATGAACACAGTAGCTACATTTACATCAAGAAGTAACAAGCGACAGCAGATTATTGAAGACTTAGGATCGTTGCCAGAAAGTGTAACCTTTGGAACATACACTTTGCCTTTGTTCTATGATGATATGAAAACAGAAGGTACTGGCATGTCTAAGTATCAGAAGCGTGTATTGCTTATGAATGATCATACTAACGAGCCGTTATCTATAGTTGGTAGAAACTATAAAAATCCTGACTCACATGCTGATCAGTTTGGTAACATGGAAGATATGATTGTTAATTCTACATTAAACTTAGAAGGTTTAAGTAGAGAGGTATCAGTATCTCACGGTGGTGGGAGAGCGTATGCTAGGTATCGCTTCCCTGCTCACACAGTACAGACAGGAGAAGGTGATGAGACTGTAATGGAAATGGTAGGCCGTAATAGCTTTGATGGCTCATGGCCCTCTATCTTTGAGCTAGGAGCATGGAGAATGATCTGTTGTAACCTTCAGGTTATTGGAACTGTGACTGCTGTGTCTCGACGAAGACATACAAAGCATTCAAACATTGAAGGTGCAGTAGCTGAGCTAGGTAATTGTTTAGAATCTTTTATGAAAGAAGGTGAGCTTTGGAATCAATACCGACAGGTTAATGTTTCAGACAAGCAAGCCTTTCAAGTTCTTGCTACTCTTTCAGAAAACAGACATGCTATTGCAGGTATAGATACCGTAAATAATTCTCCGTTTGATACAGCATCTAATATTCTAGAAATGTTAGACAAAGCTACGAAGACTAAGAATGGACATGAACGTAAGAAAAGTTCTTTGAAAACTCTTTGGAATCTTTATAAGCAAGAGTACTCTCCTTCTCTTGGTAGCAATCTGTTAGCTCTGTATAACACAATGACTGACTGGAGTACGCATCATCAGAACATGCGTGAAAGCAAATCACCTCATACGATTTCTTCTTTACAGGTGCAAGCATCTGAGAAAGTTCGTAAGGTAATTCAGACTCAGCCTATTTTTAGAATTGCAGCATAACCTTAGTTCACCTAAGCATGTGATTAAACTGCTTCATATTTTTTTTTAATGATGGTTACTAAGTATACTATTGTTGGATAAAATAAACAAAGAAAACGCTTGACAGGTCTATTTAGACTCTATAGTATTGACAAACCACTTAATTAAGGAATTACAATATGGCAGTTATCGAAGGCAAAGCTTATTGGGCATCAGTTAGTGTACCTAACATTAAGTTTGACCCAGTGTATACAATCAACTTAGTTATTGACGATCAAGAAGCACAAGAATTTGCTGCTAAAGGATTTAAAGTTAAGCAGCTAGAAGAAGGGCCTTGCATTGTTATTAAACGAAAAGTTACAAACAAGAAAGGAGTAAAAAATTCTGTACCTAAATTAGTTAATAAAGATAAAGAACCTATGAATGAACTGATTGGTAATGGTTCAAGAGTACGTGTTCAATATAAACCGTGGGATGTAAGTAACCAGTATGGAGACTTTCAAGGTTTAGACTTACAAGCTGTTCAAGTATTAGAACTTGTAGCTTATGGAGATAGTTCACCAGATGGTGCTGAGTTAGGCATTAAAGAAATCACTTCTGAAGAGGATGAATTTTAATGAGTAATTGGACTTATATTAATGAAGAAAAAAAGTATAACGTAGAGCTTTTAAACTACGATGCTAAGACAGCCTTCAATTATTTAGTTGAAGTACAAGCAGAGATTCAAATGTTACGTAAGAAAGTAGTTATTTTAGAAGCTGCTGCCATGTCTTTGAACAGTAGTATTCAAAGTAATTTAACAGAAGATGCTTTGATTGTTGAAGAGACAGAAGAAACTTTACTTGTAGAAGAGGAGGAAGTATCTTTAGAATAAGTTAGGCGAACGTTCGGAGGGCGTCCCTATTCTCGGGGACACCTCCAAACTTTTTTTTTGCTAGGAGAAGCAGAGTGAAAGCAATCGTTCATGTTAATCAACATCATATCAAACATAATAGAAAGCAAGTACTAGAAACAAATCCTTCCTATAAGCCTGTATTAACTATAAAGATGGGTGGTAAGACTTACTACACAGATGAAGTTAATATAACAGGGCCTTCCAAAATTGTGTATTCTCGTAATAAACCTTTGTCATGTGGAGCTGAAGTCTACATTGAGTGTGACTCTAAAGACTTTTATAAGCTTAACACTGTGTCATACAAGGAGATTATATAATGATTACACATTTTAATATTGGTTATCGTAAGGTTAAAGCAACGGCTGAGTATACAATAGATCCCGGAGATTCTTCTGTGGGATGGCCTGAAGGAATTGAAATTGGAGAAGTAATACTAAATGGTAAAGTTTTAAATAAAGAACCTAATACATTTTTAACAAAGCAAATTGTAGAGTCTGTAGAAGATGATATGCTTTGGTTGTTTAGAAAAGGAGAGCTGTAGTGGCATTCGTTAAGTTTCATGTAGCATGTCCTAAGTGTAAAAGTTCAGACGCTGTGAGTATCAATGACGATGGATCAGCAAAGTGTTTTAGTTGTGGAGATTTTATGAAAGATTTTGAAGAACCTTATGAAACAGAAACTAATAAGTTAAGTAGTGTAGTAGCACAAGAACCTAAGAATAATGTTGTTCACTTTTCTAAGGATGATTACATTGGTATCTTTAGCAATTTAACTGACCGTAAGATTAGAGAAGAGACAGCTAAGAAATATAATGTAAGAGTTACATTCGATACTGAAGGTAACATCAATGAGCATTACTACCCATACTATTGTGATCGAGAGTTAGTAGGCTACAAAATTCGTAAAGTAAAAACTAAGAAGTTTGTAGCTCAAGGTAAGATACAGTCTGCGGGTTTGTTTGGTCAGTCAATCTGTCAAACAGGTGGAAAGTATATTACGATTACTGAAGGTGAGTGTGATGCTATGGCAGCTTACGAACTTACAGGTAGCAAATGGTCTTGTGTATCTATTAAGAATGGTGCTCAGTCAGCAACCACAGATATTAAAAAGAATTTAGAGTTCTTAGAAACATACGACAATGTAATTATTTGTTTTGATAATGACAAAGCTGGTACAGAAGCAGCTACTAAAGTTGCAACATTGTTTAAACCTAACAAAGCTAAGATCATGACTCTTCCTGCAGGATTTAAGGATGCTAATGATATGCTCAAACAGAACGCCTATCAAGAATTTACAGCAGCGTTCTGGGCAGCACGTACCTTTACTCCTACAGGAATTATCAGAGCTTCAGAAAAGCTAGATGAATGGCTACACAGAGATGTGAATGCTTCAGTTGAATATCCTTGGCAAGGCTTAAATGAAAAGTTAATTGGTATACGGCAGGGAGAGTTGTTAATAGTTGCGGGTGGTACAGGGTTAGGTAAGAGTGCTGTAACTAGAGAGCTGACACATCATTTGATAACTAATAGTCCTGACAAGATTGGTATCATAGCTTTAGAAGAAGATTGGAGAAGAACTGTAGACGGTATTGTTTCTGTTGCAGCAAATGATAAGCTTCATTTAGCAGAAGTAAGAAATAAGTACGATGAAGAACAACTAAGTATTTTATATAATCAAGTATTATCAGAAGATAAAATATTTATACATGCTCACTTTGGTGTTAACAGCATTGAAGAAACTTTATCTAAGCTAAGGTTTATGATTATTGGCTGCGATTGTAAGTGGATTATAATAGATCATTTGCACATGTTTGTTTCAGGTTCTGATACTCTTGACGAAAGAAGAACGATTGATAATCTAATGACAAACCTAAGAAGTTTAGCAGCAGAGACTAATGCAGGTATGATCTGTGTATCTCACTTAAACAGAGGATCTACTGAAGGACATGAAAACGGTGCTGAAGTTAAGATGCACCACATTAGAGGGTCAGCAGGTATTGCTCATGTAGCTGATTCTATTATTGCATTAGAAAGAAACCAACAATCTAATGATGTAGTAGAATCTAAGACTACAAGAGTAAGAGTTCTAAAGTCTCGCTACACAGGTAACGTAGGTCTAGCTGCTCAGCTTTTGTATGATGAAGAAACAGGAAGATTAAACGAAGTTCCTTTAACAGATAAAGATACTTTAGAATTTTCAGATGTTCCCTTTTAATTGGAGTGTAAAATGAGCTGTCATTATAGAGAAGCATTAGAAGAAAGCGTATACGATAAAGCTTTACAGATATTTGAGAAAGCTTTAGAAGCTAATATAATTACTGAAGAAGAATTTAATTCTTATGTACAAGCCAAGATAGAGGAACTACCATGAGCGACTTAGTTTTTAAAACAGTAGAACCTCTGCCAAGTATAGACAAAGGACTACAAACAAGTTTAGAAATTTTAATTGAAAAAAAGTTAGATGACATTTTTGAAAGCGAAAGATTTATACAGTTAGTTTATAAAGCTATTGAAGATACAATTGATTTATATAATGAAGAAGCTGAGGAGCTATCATGAACGATATGTTATATAAAAATATAGAAGAGCTAAAGCTGTCAGTACGTTCTACAAATTGTCTTTACGCTGAGAAAATTACTTTAGTTAGTGAGCTTGTTAAGTTAACAGAAAAACAGGTTTTAAAAACTCGCAACATAGGTAAAAAACAGTTGACGGAAATAGAAGGTGTTCTTGCTAGGCATGGACTAGAGCTTGGTACTCATGTACCTGCTGAAGGAACCGAAGTAAAGATTGACTTAGACGCAGACTATATTCTTCAGGCTTACACAAGAGAGTATAAGAATATAAATAACGTCTATAAACAAACAGGAAAGAAGGATATAATTGCCTGTATCACTACATTCAAACATTATGAAGAGCCATCAGAACAGCTCCAAGGTATATTAAATTTGCGAGAGGCGCTGCTTAGAGCATACGAGTTCTACCCTGATGGTGAGGTAGTTGTAGAGTTAATTATAAAAGATGAGATGGTGAACGTATGAATATTGATACCGATGCAGACTATGTGCTTGAGGCGTACTGGTGGTCACATAAGTTAGTAAACAATGTAGTAAAAAAGAACAAGAAATTTGTGCTTGCCTGCATTACTGCCTATAGAGATTACGAAGATGAGCTGGGTGAGAATATTCAGCTTCAGCAAATGATAACCTTAAGAGATAAATTAATTGAAACATACGAACATCACCCTGATGGT